CTAGAATTACTACTCCTGTTTTAACTTCTTTCCTATGAAAAGATGTAGTTAAGGGGCTACCTGGGTATAATATATTACGTTGACTATTAGAGTGAGCGTGTAAGTCTCCCGCTACTACTAAATCCCATCTTTTTAGTTTGTTCAAATCTATCTCAGGGGATACGTGGGGAGGGATTTCTCCTCTCACATGAGTGTATAGAATTCTATTGCTAAAATCTTCTGGTTTAAAAGTTTTTAGTTCTGTATATGGTAAGAAGTCCATATTGTATATAGAGCAGGAACTTGTGACAATTTTAACCAAAGGGTTAAGCCCGTTCACCACTTTCTGCAGTTGTGTTAGAAACGTATGTCCTTTCTTTGTAGCTTCGTGATTACCATCATAGATAATCGTTTCGATAGTACAACCTTTTACATATTCAAAAAATAACTCTAATTCTTCTAGATTAGGTACTTTATCAAATACATCACCGCCTACTATATTTAATTCCACATCCTTTTCTAGTTCGTGGAGTTTATCAAACATTAGATGAAATCTATCCTTCTGCCATTTTCTTGGTACGTTCTTTTGACCGAGTTTAATATGCCAGTCAGCACTAAATAATATGTGCATATTTCCTCCGTAATAAAAAAAAAGGGACGTATTTGTAGTACGTCCCTTTAATAGATTATATTTACTTAACCTAGATCCTCAGCAGTCTCAAATTCTTCTATTACTTCTTTAGCTACTTCGTTATCTCTATTACCTAAGATATTGCTCTCGATGAAAGTTTTTTGCTCATCAGCATTGGGACGTTGTACAATCTTATCGATTGGCTGTAAGTCCTGAATTAATTCTCTATCTGTTTCACTAATAGATGCTGGTTTAATTTTCATCTGCTTAACAGTGTACTCTACATTAAATGCTAGAGGTCCCGTTTTCTTACGGCTGACTGTGATATCCCAGCCCGTATCTGTATCTGTAGGATCACCTAACTCTTCTGCAACAGTTAGGATTTGTTCGAACATCTTCTTCTTTAGATTAAGAAGCTTTAACTTACCATCACCACGATCGATTGCCATTACAGCATATGCCCAAGAGCATTTAAGTTCTGGAAAGTAATGACGAACCCAGTCCTTTTCTAAGTTTTTGAAAGATTCAGAATCTCTATCAAAACCTAAGCATTCCATTGGTATATTCTTGCCTTCGGTACCTTGTACCCAGTAATTATATCTAGCAACGATATCGCCTACCATTCTGAATGTGTTATCCCCGTCTACTAAAGTAAGAAGTTCTGCTCCACCCTTTTTTGCTTTTCCATTAATATTTTTAAAGTTAATTGCCATTTTTTATTTCCTCGTATTTAAAGTGTATGTTATATCCTACTATATCTAGTAGTCTGTTTTGTTTTATATATTTTTCATGTATATCAGCATGTAAGAGTGGTAAACTTGCTTTACCCTCCAAATGATAAGCTGCATAGTTTCTTAGACTGGCTAAGTGAATATACATTATAATTTCCGCCTCATTATAAGAGTGTAAATTCTCTAATAATTTATTTGGATACAGAATAAAACTATCACCAGATAGTCCTTTTAAATCCAATCCCTTCAGATACTTTAACCTTTGTTTAGGTACCGTACCTTCCGTCATTAGAAATATAAGTGCTACCACTGCTTCGGGGCGACCCTTTACACAATGCTTAATTTTATCCCAATTATATTTTATCATTACAGGGTATATTATACCAAAGTTAGACCAATTTGTCAAGTAATATTTTCAACTTAGGTTGTGTATATTATAACCTAGTTTTAGGTACAATCCACAACGGGCTGTAGCCTGATTATTGGCAGTAGAACCTTTCAGGTTCAGGTCTATAACTTCGGGTGTTAGCTTACCTTCTTTTACTCTAATAATTCTACCTATTAGCTGTGTTAGCATAGGTTCATTATTAATAGGAGTTGCCAGAACTAAGCAAGATAATGAGTTTAATGAGATACCTTCTGAGAATATACTAATACTTCCACATAAAATGTCTTTATCTTCATCTATAGACTTCATTAACTTGTCTCGGTTCTGTGTTGCTCCGGTTATAACAATAGCATTACTACCACATAATTTAGAAACATCTTCTAAAAACTGTACTCGATCTGCTACTACTAATACTTTGTGTCCTTTTATTGCTTGTGTTTGAGCAACATCAGCGACTAAATTCTTATAATCATCACGCTTGACTAAATCGTTTACTCTTAGCGCCCACGGAACATTTCTATTACTACTAAAAAATATGTTAGTATTTAGAATGTATATTTCGGGTTTCATAGAGTTTTCTACTGGGGGTTGAAATAGTTCAAACCCAAAGTAATCTTTTAGTACAATATGTCTATTATCTTTTCTCTGTAGTGTTCCAGATAACCCTATCTTAACTTCAGCCTTTAACTTATTCAATACATCAGTAAAGGTTGCTGCGGGAGTATGGTGACACTCATCTACTATAACAGTACCAAATTCTTCCATTAGTTTAGGTACTCGTTTTCTAACTGTTTGAATATTTCCTAGTATTATAGGAGAGTCTAATTCGAACCTACCTGACCCTATAATACCTGCTTTGACTCCAAAACACTTCTCTATCTCTTTCTCCCATTGATCTCTTAAGGCTATAGTATGAACTATAACCAAAGTTTTATACCCCAACTTGGCAGCAATGGCCAAGCCTAAAAAGGTCTTACCATAACTTACAGGGGCATTAATTAAACAAGACCCTGTAACTTGACTATATATTTCTTGCTGGGAAGGTCTTAGTTTAAACCTAAACTCGGGCAACTCTGCCTTAACTTTACTTCGTTTATCTACTAAAATATAATCTTTAGGTATTAAATCCGTTCTACCACTAGGTATAGAATATAAACCTTCCTTTATCCTAGTAGCATTTCTAATAATCAAGGTAGGTTGATCTAAAGGATTCGGTCCTTTTTGTTCTATTTCATAAGTTAGAGTTTTTTCTAATAATTCTGTAAGTTCTTCATTTGTGTTTAAGTATATCCTATTACTAAGGACTGCTTTGTTCATATCTTCCTCCAACTATCATTCTTTTTCTTTTTTGATACTTCATATAGTATGCAACCACCACCTTTAATATATAATACTCCTGCGTAACTATACTCAGAAGTTACATTTGCCGTCATAATAAAAGGCATAGTAATACCTCGTATAATTATCTTTGTACTACCAAAAGGCAACTTTATTAGTTGCTCAATACTCTTATATCTTAACTTAGCTTTCTTAGTTTTAATATATTTGAATATTGTACCTTCATCATCAATAAAAATCTTACTAGTACCCAATATTACGTCTTTAGCAGCGTTTACACTGGCACGTAAAGGATATTTAAAGTTTTTTAAACGGAGTCGGCGCTCACCTAAAGTTTTACCCTCTAAATTTCGGTCATCTATAATGTACATCTTGTACTGAGTATAGATTTTCACTACTCCATTAATATCCGTAATATTATTATACGCTCTTAATGGGTATACGGGGTAAGTTATATTCTCTAGGGGTCTTCCAATCATGCCCAGACCTTTTCCGGGTCGGTGAAAGAATAATCATCGCCTATCTCTACATCTATCCCAATTGGAGTACCGAGAATACTTACTCCTCTATCCAATTGCGTTAACTCAGCTAACTTATTGTTATATTCAGTTAATTCGTCCTCTGGAACTTCTGCTAAAATAGAATCGTGTACTAATCCAAATATCTTAGCCTTCATACCTCTAGATTCTATATAGTTTTGCATATCAATACCTGCTAATAGATTTACATCTGAAGCTACTGACTGAATCAAGAAGTTTACTGCACTTCGTACTTCATGTCCTACTACTGCTCTATCTGTAGAGATAACATTAGGTACTCTTCTCTTTCTTCCTAATGCACTATAAATAAATTGATTTTGTTTAATTGATTTCTGAGATTCATCTAACCACTTCTTTAGTTTATGGAAAGTTTCAAAATAATCCTTAATAGCGTCCTTTGCTTCATCCATACTAACTCCTGCAGTTTCTGCTACCTTTTGAGGCCCAGAACCATATAGAATACCGAATGAAATAGCTTTTGCAGCTTGACGTCTTTTCTTAAACTTTTTAGCTACATCTGCAACGTCACAAGGTAACTGGAAAATTCTATGTGCCATTGAACTATGGAAGTCTCCACCACTAATAAATACATCCTGCAATGCTTTATCATTAGATAGTACTGCTGCTACATACATCTCTGCGGTAGCTAAATCTTGTGATACTATCTTATACCCAGGTCTTGCTTTAATACAAGACTTAACAATCTTATTGTCTCTAGGTAACTGCTGCATATTAAGTTTACCACTAGAACTTAAACGACCTGAAGTTGTAGAAGTTAAATTAAAGCCAGTTCTTAGTCTGCTATCTGCATCTAATGCTGGAATAATCTTATCTAAGTAAGTATTCTTAATTTTACTTGCTTTACGGATACCTAATATAGCTTCAGGTAAAGGATGTTGTTTAGAAAGAATCCCTAGGACTTCTGCGTCTGTACTAATCGCTCCAGTACCGGTCTTCTTTCCCGGTACGGGGTTTAGACCCAATATGTCGAAAAGTAATACTCTTAATTGTATTGGAGAGTTAGGATTAAATAACTTATCTTGGTACTCTTCAAACTTATGAACTTCCTCATAACTATATAGATTTTCTTGTAATTGATGTATCTCTGAAGACATCTTTTCTTGTCCTTTTTTCAATCTTTCTATGTCAAAGGGAACACCATTGTTTTCCACTTCTTTAAGAAAGCGCATACCTGGAATAAGAATATCATCATATACTTTCTTTAGTTTATGGCTTTTAGTTATAATAGGTTTAAACTTATTATACAATTCAATAGTTGCTGCTGTATCTATTGCAGCATAGGTTGAAAGTATCTCAAATGGGATTAAATCATATGTAAAATCCATTTGTTTTACTTTATATGTTTTACAATAATCTACTTTAAAATCTGTTAAGGCTTTATCATAGTCCCCTAAATTTTTACAGTATTTCATAGCCAAAGCTTTCAATCCATGCGTACCAGGAGTTTCATCAAGATTATAATGCATTATCATTGTATCTTCAATCCTAGGAAACTTAAAGTTAAAATGATATTCAAGCATATGTAAATCAAACTTAGCATTATGCATCACTACGGTATACTTTATAAATAGCTTTTGTAATAATACTTCTAATTCTTCATCAATACAATCTGTTGATATGTATACTCCTTGGTTCTCTGTATGAGATATAGAAATACCTAATACATAACCGTCTCTTGGGTATAAGCTTGTAGTTTCTGTATCTACTGCTATTGTATCTATATCTGTCATATCTAATACACTTTGGCAATACTCTTTTGCTCTTACCTCATCTTCTATACCCTCATAAACTCCATCCTCTATTTCCTCAACAGTACCCGCTATATACTGCTCAATTTTCTTAGCAGCTTGAGCAAAGGCAGGCTTTCCTTCGGGTTTGAAGGATAACATAGCAGGATTAATCATAGGTAAAAATTTACCTTCAACTAATTGACCTTGATATTGAGTTACCGAAGTAACTTTAGCGTAATTCTTAGCGGCTTCTGAGCCTACCAATAGTATAAAATCATAGTCATTAGTATCTACCTCTAAAGTAATATCCTTCTTTAAAAGTTTCTTTATCTTTACATCTGACATATGTAAGTTATCATACTCAAAGTCAAAATATTTGCTGTAATTTGTATTTGATGGTGCTTTATCTATTATTGCTACTTTCATTGTACTCCTTTCTTGATTTTATATTATATATTATACAGAAAATTTACCGTTTTGTCAAGAATTATTTTTCTTATATACTAATTCTTTTAGTGCTAATACATCTTCCTCACTTAGGTCTCCTGGGTCTACTCCGTCTGGTAAATATATTACTTCTGTTAAATACTCCGCTCCTATTTCTTTTTCTAGTTTATCTGCTGCAGTCTTACCTGCTAAATCCCCATCAAATAAAATATATACTTTATTCAATCCTTGTAACTTAAAAGGGTCTAGCTTCTCTTCCCAACTATTTAATAGTGTCTGTGTACCAAAAGCACATACTGCATTAGCTAATCCTTTATCTTGTAAGTTCAGCATATCAAATATACCTTCTACTAGAATGATCGATCCTTGTAACATTTTAGGTTTACTAGGGAATAAGGGCGGAGATACTTTAGGTGGGGTAATCATATACTTAGGATTAACATTACTATGCATATGTCTACCTATAAATACGATTATTTCCCCTAATATATCTCTAATAGGGAATACAATCTTATCTTCAAAGTCTTTATGTGTAAAAGCCTCAAATTTACTTAAGGTTTCTACTGATATATCTCTAAAAGAATCTGTGAAGGGTACTGAACCTATAGGCATAGTAAGTTCCTTTGCTAATAGCCTAGATATTTTCTTCTTTATATTTTGTATTCTTACATCCTTTAAGTCATTTACTAACCCAAAGTACTTAAATATAGACCCCTTAAAACCGCAACTAAAACAATGAAATGCTCCTGTTATCTTATCTATACGCATAGAAGGGTTTCCATCCTCATGGTCAGGACTTAGACATTTTACTACTAAGTCTCCACCTTGATGTGAATACTGTACTTCTTGCTCTCGTAATACTTCTTCTGGTATCATAGTTTAATAGGATAAGTCGTCAGACATTTTGTTTAGGGTTTTAGCTTTTGGGGCTTTTCTTTTAGTTGTACCATTTATTATCTTATCTTGAAACGGTATATCCACTGGAGAAATCTTCAAAGACTTCCAGTTGATTGTACTAGAGAAATTCATTGGTGTTCCGTTTCTCATTTTAGTAGTTTCAAAACTAAATATACCTGTTTCATGGT